ACCTGCTATTTTATCTCCTTAGGGAGGTAATTTAATAGATAAATTACCACCTCTCCGTCAGTTTAGAGTCGCACCATAACAGAAGACAACCGCCTTTTAAGACGTATCTTCCTCGGTAGTGTGACAATACCGAATTCGTTTTCTTGGCCGGCAGGAAACACTCTGTGTTTCCAATCATGTTCAGATTCGAACGGAACCTTCCGTAACTTTCTAAACAGAAATCGGTCAGGGCACATTCCATCAAATGGGATGGACGGGGCCTCAACGTGAATATGTCGCTCCCAACAGTATCCTTCACGGACACCAAGGAAGTAACCACGAACCTCGTCGTCGGTACCAACTCTACCTAAGATAGGTGAAGATGGTGAAACTACAGGCAACTTTACAGGGGTTTTAAACTTAGCTAAGAGTAAAATCTCAACTTCGTCGAGGAGAAGTTTCTCCACCCGATATAGCTGCTTTTCGTTCAGAACACGTGCGAATCGCTCAAGGCCAAGAATATAAAATTCTAAGTTCTCAAAGCGAAACTCATGTCCAACGATGGTAATTCCAGCATTGGAAAGTTTTAGACGAGCTGGGGCGACATCGTTCCCATAGTAGTAATCACCACCACATGACTCACGAAAGTGTGAATATTTGTAACACTTCCCGACGTTTATCCGATAACCCACTTTTAGGAGGGCCTCTCGAACAAAAACTCTAGCCCATGACGGCGATATAATATCATCGCCATAAACATAAATGAGTTTCATCACCTCTGAAAAAGATATCCCAGAGCGTAATGACACATGTGTACATATGGCTAAGTATATAACTAAAGCCATAGTAGGGAACGTGAAACCAGATCCCATACCAGCAAGCTTTCTAAGCTTGATTAATCCACGAGAATTGTTTCTAGATCGTTTATGAGATCTTGGAACTTTCCTTCGGGTGTAACGTGTTCGATAGAAACGAACAACGCGCCCCAATTGTAGATTGCGGTAAAGCTTGTTGACGATACTATTACTAGTACGGTCAGAAGCATCTTCGAGGTCAGAGGTTTCATTTTCCAACGAAATAGAGGAGGCCTTTGCGAGATGTCGATTAATCGACTGATCGCGGGTGTTGACACGACGACAGGAGTCGATCTCTAGAGCTTTACTTAGACAGGCGTTATAGCCCATCTGAAGCAAAAGAGACGTATATGGCTCCCGCACGATTACTCGTGGACCTCGAGAGTCCTTAGGTACAAACAGTACTTCAGAATTCTCAACGTCATCATAAAAGTCGGGAAGTTTTGCTCGCTTGTTTAATCGAAAAGCGTAGCGAACATCCTTGGCTGCATGTGGTACTTGGATGGCGCTGTAGTTACGTAAATACCAGTCTTGAGAACATTCAGAAAATGTCCCAGGACCAGGGTGCGCAGCTTTAGCAATATCATCATGGGTAATTGCACATACAGAAGGGAAGTAGGTTTCAAGCCTCTTCCTCATCGTGTCAACGAATTGAGCATCATACTCACCTTCGTCTAAAACAGTCTCCTCAACTGCTAAAAACTTCTCATAAAAAGTGGCCACTTGGTCACTAGAGAAAGGCAGTGCAAGCTTGTAGAAGAATTCACAGGCTTGACGGATAACCCATATTGAAACTGGGTCTGCTTTAGAGCGTCGGCTCCTCCAAACATGACAATGGATATCATATTCGAAGATTTGCTCAAGGAAACCACGGAATAACACCGGGAGCCCTTGTTTCACGCGAAT